CTAATCTTGGCATCCATACTTTCCCATTTTTCTTTATAGGGTTTGTAGCTGTCTACCTCTTTCGATAATTCAGTATTTAGCTCTTGCCATTTTTCTTGATCTGCGAGATCAGCTTTGCGTTTTTCTTCCTCTTGCGTTTTCAAAGATTGCATGGCATCACGAAGGTTGTTCCTTTCAGCAATGACTTCATTTAATCTTGAAATAGGTACATTGTTTTCGTCTTGTGTGACGGCTTCCGTTTTTACATCTGGATTGATGGACTGTTCTTCAGACATTTTTACCTCTTTAGTGAGTAGTTAATTATACAAGAATTGCCTTGCATTAAATAGATACTATAAAGTAAGTTATAATTATAGTCTAATGCAAGAAAAAAATTACGAGTTTAAGAAAAAATGGTTTAAGTATCTTGGCTACCAACCACATAATGGACAGCTACCATTACACTACCCTAAAAAAGTAGATAGTAGATTTCAGGTTGTTGTATGTGGGAGAAGATTTGGAAAGACTTGGGCAAGTGCTATGGAAGCTACCTATGTAGCATCTCAACCAAATAAACGTATTTGGGTTGTAGGAATGTCCTACAAAAAAGCCAGATTAATATTTAGAGAGATTTGGCAACGTATGGTAGTTGGACACCCTGATGATGTAGATAAAGCATCAGAAAAGGATATGTTTATTAGGTTTAAATGGGGAACTACTGTTGAGGGTATGTCAGCAGATAACCCATCAAGCCTTGTGGGAGAAGGTCTTGATCTTTTGGTAATTGATGAGGTTGCCAAGATGAATAAAAAGATTTGGGATATGTATTTATCTCCTACTGTTGCTGGCAGAAAAGGTAAAGTGATTTTTATTACTACGCCAGAAGGTAGGAATTGGATTTACGATTTATTTAAATTAGGGGCAGATGATCCTTTATGGGAAAGCCATAGTTCACCTTCATGGGTAAACCAGTATGAATTTCCTTTAGGATTAGACGATCCAGCAATTATAGAAAGAAAACGTAATATGTCAAAAGAACTTTTTGGTCAAGAATTCGGAGCAGAGTTTTCTGTATTTGAAGGTAAGGTTTGGGATTTTAATAGGGAGCTAGATACAGGAGATTTTCCTTATGATCCTAACCTACCTACTTACTGTACAATTGACTTTGGCTTTCGTATGCCAGCCGTATTATTTATGCAAACTTATTGGGATAATGGTATAGAGCATATTAGGGTGTTTGATTGTATTCTACATAAAACCAATATTAAAACCGAAGATTTAATTAAAATGATTAAGACTAAAGGTTATCCTATTATGTCGTTTTATGGCGATCCAGCAGGCTCAAATGTTCAAGGACAGTCAGGTGCTGGAGATATGGAGATTTTCAGAAGAAGTGGTATTAGAATCTTATCTACTAGAGATCGTATGAGCAGAAATATTGTAGCAAGTGTCGCATACACAAGGGGGTTTTTTGAAAGTGCTGATGGTATTAGGCGAGTTCATGTTGATAGCAAATGTACGGATTTAATAGAAGATTTTGAAGAATATAGATACCCTGAAAGCGAAGATGGTAAACCAGTTAAAGAAGAACCTTTTAAAGATGGAAGGCATGACCACGGAAATGATGCCTTTAGATATTTTATAACCAACAGATTTCCAATGAGAAACCAAGAAATGAAGAGGATTCAAAGATGATTAATAAAATGCTTAAAGATAAGTTGCTTGAAACTAAGCTGTTAATGTCTCACGAAAGAAGGAGAGAGATTAGAAAACACTTAGATTATTACTCAGGCACTTCAACTGAACAATATATTAGTAGTTACTTTAGTGGAGATGCTTTTGCAGAGATACCTCCTAGCATGACAAACTTCACAAGAAAGTTTATTAATAAAATTAGTAGAATATATAGTTTAGGAGCAAAACGTAATATAGGTGGTGCTACGTCAAGGTATGAAGAATTAATCCCTACTAAAAATGTCAGAATGAAACATTCAGAAAGAATGACTAGATTACTAGGCACAATAGCTAATCGTGTTTATTGGATGGATGGTAAGTTTGATTATAGACCTATTTACTATTTTGAAGCGTACTTTGATGAAAACCCATTTACTCCTAGTGCTATTATCTATCCTTTATTAAATAACACTAGTGATCTTTCTGATGCTACAAATTTACAATGGGAGTATTGGGATAATGAGAAATATGGTATTATGAATGAAGATGGGGAAATGATGGATGAGCAACCTAATCCATACGGCATTATTCCTTTTGCCTTTACTCATAGAGAAGATCAGGTAGATTCTTTTTTTGTTGAAGGTGCATCAGATGTAGTTAGTTGTAATGAGCAAGTAAATATTGCCTTAACTGAAATGAATCTAGGTATGCGTTTTAATATGTTTGGACAGCCGTGGGTTACTGGACTTAGAGCAGATCAAAGTATGTTAAGAGCTGGATCAAATACTATTCTTGATATGGGAGAAGATGGTGCTTACAACATAACTAGTCCTAGTGGGAACATTCAAGAAGCCATAGATAATATTAAATTCCAGATAGAATTAGTTGCCTCAAATAATCATTTGTGGATTCAATGGGCAGAGTCTGGTGGAGAAGTACCTAGTGGTATTTCACTTATGATTAAAGATATGGAACGCAAAGAAGATTACTATGATGATATTGCTCTTTGGAGATTGTATGAAGAAGATTTTTATAGAGTAGAGCGTGTAATTGCTGGATATAATGGTATTGAGTTACCTGAAGAGTTTGGTGTAGACTTTGAAGAAATAGATTACCCTATGACTGTTCAGGATCAAATATTAAAAGATAATTTTGATATTCAAAACAATTTAATTACTAGAGCAAAAATTATGGTTCGTGAGAACAAAGATTTAACGCTAAATCAAGCACAAAAACTTATAGATGATAATAGGAAAGTCAATGAAGAAGAAGGAACTCAGTCAATCTTTAAAAAGCTCAGTCAAGAAGCTGGACAAGATCAATAATGTAGAATTTAACATTGAGGGAAATATTGAAGATGCTATTGCCAACCCTATTAAGTGGGCAGAACAACAAGCTGAAAGAGCTATAGAAGAAAATATTTCTAAATATTTAGATGCTAAAACATTAGGTAAGGAGTTTTGGAGTGAAGTTAAAGATAACAACTAATTTTGATTTTGGACAATTATCTAATAAACTAGATAAAGTAATTGAAGATTATTCTTCTAAATATGCTAAAGAAGCAGAAGTAGGCACAAAACGAAACATTGATACTTCTTCTAAAGTAGGAGGAGGTTCTTTAACATTATCTAAGAAATCTCGTAGGTCTGGGCAACAACCATTATACGATACTGGCAAAATGTATAAAAGTATTAAAAGCAATGGTAGTTCTTTAAATATATTAAAATACGGAAAAAACTTGCGTAAAACTAAAGGATAGTATTATCTTATGGCAAAGAAGGAACAATTAGATGGATGGGATAGACGATTATTTACTGCGATTGCTAGTAGATTATCTTACGACACACGAATCTTCTCTGAGAGACTTAGACAAGAAATTGACAGACTTAGAAAAGCTGGTGTTGGAGAGCAACAAATTATTACAATCCTCACTCAAGACTTTAACAACCACGGAAGAATTTTTGGCGAACTCAGAAACTCTATTAAACGAGGAGTTATTGGGGGAATTAATCAAGCGTTTCGGAGGTTTGGAGATATGGGGGGAAGCCTAAAATGGGTAGCAATTTCACACAACCTTTGTCCTGATTGTAAAAAAAGAGCTGGAGAAGTAGATACATGGGAAGGTTGGGAGGCTAGAGGTATGCCAGCTAGTGGATGGAGTATCTGTAAAGAGTATTGCTACTGCCAATTAATTCCAGTACGTTTTGATGTCGAAGATGTAATTAAACTATGAAGAAATTTAGTGTAGTAAATTGTATTTGCTTACATTGCAAGTGGATTTGGTCAGTTTTATCTACAGATATAGACAGAGATCAGGAATGTCCAGAATGTAAGTCTTATGATGTTAGAACATTTCTTAAAAAAACTAATTCTTAATATTAAGTGCCTTTTCCCTATTTATTACTTTCTGTTGCCAATTCTCTCTCTGAGTTTTGGTTTGTCTCCCTTGTGAGGGTCTACTTACTCCAACTCGTTCTGCTCTTATCCTCCATTGCCTAGCCTCTCTACGTTTTTCATTCTTATTTAGTACTTTCTTTAGCTGTCTTTTTTCTTCTATCTGTGTCATCTTTTTAGGAGCTTTTACAATTTCTGGTCTTTTAGGCAATACTTCTAAGGTATCTTCAAAGTCAGCATCTAATACTTCAACTTCTTGAATATCTGCCACTTCAGATGTAAGGAATTTTTCAAATGGACTTTTATGGTTGGCAACTTCTACTCTTTTAATCAGTTTTCCTGAGTGTTCTAAGATCAGTCTACCAGCTTGGACATTCCCAGCCTCTGCTTCTCGTAGCATAGCATTAAGAACATTAGGTAATTTAGAGCCAAAGGTAACCATATACTTCTGATAAAAGACTTCTACAAACTCAGGGTCTTTAAGCCAGTTGTGAACTGTGGCTTTTGTTACTCCAGCTTTGTCAGCTACATCTTGAATACGAGCTTCTGGTTGAGATACAAGCATATCTACAACTAATGCTTTTTCAGGTTTCCATTTACTAGGGAGATTAACACTCATTTGGTATATTCCTTGTGGTTATGGTATATTATACAAAACTTTATGGACTTTATACAAGATACTTTTTAAAAATAAAGTACCTAAATCCTAATAAGGCACTTCTACTACTATAAGAGAGACAAGAATAAAACGTAGTTTTATAAAGGATTTTGTTTTTAAAATTCTTTTCTAAAAATGGGATGAGGACTTTGTTTTCACACATTTTGAGGGGAATAAGGGTTAATACAACGCTCAAAACGCTCATCCACCCCTACCCCAAAACGCTCATAACGCTCAAATTAAAAAAAAGTGCGAATTTAACACATTAAAGATATATAAGTCAAGGAAAATAATAATTAATTTTGTTCTTGTTTATATGGGTGGGTTTGTTGTATGGATAAAATAAAGTCAAATAATAAAATAAAGTTCTTGCATTATTCAAATATTTAATGCACTAACAACTAATATATTTAATATGCAATAGTAAAGTTTGAGATTGATTCTCAACAACAAAAACCCCACCCTCAACAAAACGTTTAGAATAGTTTTAAATCCTTAGATAATTCTTTTTTAGTATAGAGTATCCATTATGCATAGATAAGGCTTTAAATGTAGTGTATTGGCTCTCTGTATTGATTGTGTTATTTTTATTAGTTTAATTGGTTTTAAGTGCGAAATATTTTAAATATATATTAAAAACTTATTGACTTACTTATATGTTTATGATTATCCTTAATTACTTATTAATTAAATTATAGGATACATTATGAATACTTTATTAGAATTAAATATGAACGATGTTTTATTACAAAATAAACATATGAAGACTAGAAAGTGGAGTAAAAAGAATTTACAACAAATTTTAAAAGCCTTAAGGAATGCAAAAGGATCAAGTAACCAGCATTTATTTAAGGTAATGAAAAAAGATAGTTCTTATGAAGTCAGAGCGAATAAAAACAATAAAATTGTATTAAGTGCTATGCTAGGTAGGTTTGATTATTTAGTCAGATTTGATACAAGATTATTCAATAAAAAACAATCATAAATAAACGAAGGATTTAAAATGAAACAAATAGCAAAAAAATGGTTAATTACTGAATTAAAAAAGTTACTTTTTAAAACAGAAAAAACGGAAGTAAGAAAATTTTATTTAGAGCAAGATTTAAAAAGTTTAAATTTTACTTTAGATAAATTGAATGAAAGTGAAATAATATTAATTAAAAACCTATTAGAACAAATATAAGGAATATAGAAAAATGATATTAAACTTTAAAACAAAAAAGTCATATAATGAATATGTACAAAAAATAAAAAGCTATTTAGAACAACTATTAAAAAGTCATTATTATGCTTTTAGAGATAGTAAGTTTACAGATACGTTAAATAATAGGGTTTGTTTTGTTTTTAATCATTCCGATACATCAAAGCATAATATCAGGGAAGGTTATTTTTACCCTTATGATAGTATTAAAGATGCAAATAATACATTAATGAAGGGGGGGAAAGATACAATTAAATTTGTGGATAATATTAAAAGTTTAGAATATTATCATAGTATCTTAACAAATAAAGATACAATTTTTATTAATGAACTTGATAAACTAAAATAAGGAATATAACATGAACTATAATAATTTAAATTTTAACCTATTGACGCAAAATAGTAAGATTAAAAAAACTAGTAAATATTTTAATACTAAACTTTTTAATTTCTCAATAATTGCCTATAAATCTAAAGAAGGGGAGATTACTTGCCCCTT